CAACCCGAAGGCCTATCCGGGAATGTGGACGACGCCGCAGTAACGTTGTCTACACGGCAACGACGTGATAAGGCTCCGGTCCTCTAAGGGAGACAAACGTGTCGGACTGGATCAAAGCGCTTTTGATATTTCTTATCCCAGTCTTTCTTGGGATTGCGCTCTCGCTCGGAGGCTATAACCCGAGCGATGGTGGGCGCTCAACGGAATGCTGGGGCAACCCCTGCTGATAGGGGCGTTGAGGCCCTAGACGGCATCCGCAAGATGCGCCCATGGCCGCCCCTCCGCCTGTCCCGCCGATCCTCGACGCCGACCGCTACATCAGCTACGCGCCGACCTCGTCGACCTCGGTGTTCGCCGTGCCGTTCCCAGTGTTCGGCACTGGCGCAGACATCGCCGTCTACTATAACGGCGTCGTCACCGCCGCCTGGACCTTCTCGTCGGCCTCGGGCGCTACTCTCTCGACCATCGCGCTGCCGATCACCGACGGCCAGATCACCCTCACGACCGCGATAAGTTCGGGAACGCTCGAGATCTTCGGCGACTGGCGGCCGCGCCAAGGCGCGCTCAACACTAGCCCATCGATCGGCCGGCGCGAGTACCAGCAGGACATCGGCCAGATCGTCGCTTCGCTGCGCGAGGCGTGGACGGCGTTCCTGAACACCTTCCCGCTCTCCAAAGGATCGCGGGCCAACAAGTTCCTCGCCTTCGACGCGAGCGGCAACCCGGTCGCCTCGAGCTCGGTGACGGCCGGCTCGATCACCGTCTCGGGGCCGATGACGCCGGTGATCGCCGCCTCGAGCTACCCCGCGGCCTTGAGCCTGATGGGGTTCTCGACCTGGTTCCAGGGGCTGATCGGGACGACCTCGAGCTCGGCCTTCTGGACGGCGATCAGCGGCTCGAGCTTCGGCGCGAGCCTCGCGTCGGCGGCCAACGCCGCCGCGGCGCTGACGCTGCTCGGCGTCTCCTCCTTCATGCAGACGATGCTGGCCGCAGCCACCTCTGCGGCGGCGATGACCGCGCTCGGATTGACGACATTTGGCCAGAGCCTGGTCACCGCCGCCAACGCCGCGGCTGCGTTGACGACCCTGGGTTTCTCCTCCCTTGCCCAGAGCCTGGCGACGCAGCCGACCGGCGGCCAGATGCTGAACCTGCTCGGCTACGGCGCGGCGCGGCGTCAGACGGTGGTCGGCGGCCCATTTATCCCGGCGACGGGACAGCCCGGCTTCCTGCCCGCCACGTCCGGGTCGCTCAGTCTGACTTCGATCGGGAGCTCGCCGCTGATCGTCTCGGCGGCGAACGGCGCAGCCTCGGGCGGAGCCAACGACCTTATCGGCAGCGGCACGGCTCTAACCTGGTCGAGCCTTGCGCCTTCGACCACCAACTATCTCTACGTGACGGTCAACGCCGCTGGCGGCCTGACCCCGGGCTCGACCACGCTCCCGCCGGCTTATCAATTCGGCGGCACGCCCTCGAATGCGCTCGGCCAGTTCACCTTCCTGATCGGCCCGATGACCGGCTACATGGGCAACGGCTCGGCGGCGCCGCAGGCCAATGTGGTGTTCGTCGGCGAAGCGGTGACCTCGGGGACCGGCGTCACGAGCACGGTCGCCTACCAGTACAACGGCTGCTTCGTCGGCGTTCCGATCGCGGTGCCGGCGACCTCGACCCAAACCAACCTCACCCACAACCTGGGCGTCCCGCCGATCGGCTACCACAAGCAGGCCAAGCTCATCTGCGTCACCACCGACAAGGGCTATCCGGTCGGGGCGGAGATCGACTGGGACCTGGTCGGGCAGTCCGGCGGCACTATTGCCGCCATCGACAACCACAACGTCTCGCTCTCGATGGAGAACTCGATCACGTTCACCGTCGCGCCATTCGCCGGCGGCACCCCGGGCGCGCTCACCAACGCCAACTGGAATGTCCGGCTCTCTGCGTGGAGGAGCTTCTAATGATCGGCGCCCTCATCTCCCTCATCATCTACATCATCATCCTGGCCGTGCTCTGGTGGCTGGTGAACTATGTGCTCGACAATTTCCCGCTGCCCGAGCCGGCTGCGCGCATCATCCGGGTTGCGGTCACCATCATCCTGGTCCTGATCGCGATCTATATCCTGCTCGGCGTGTTCGGCATCGCCGGAGTCGAAGGGCCGCCAAGGCTTAGAGGGCTGTGATCATTGTCGCGGTCGCGCTGGTCACGCTATCGGGTCCGGACGGCCAGCGGATCGACGTCAACCCGGCGACGGTGGTGAGCGTGCGTGAGCCGCGCGAGTCGGCCTCCGATCACTTCGCCTCGTCGGTCAAGTGCATCCTGCAGACGGTTGACGGCAAACTGATCGCAGTCACCACCGACTGCGCGACCGTCCGGCAGCGGCTTGGAGGCAAGTGATGGAGCTCTCGGACGCCGGGGTCGCCGTGTTAAGGGACCGTGAGGGCTGCAAGCTCACCGCCTACCAGGACTCGGTTGGCGTCTGGACGATCGGCGTCGGGCACACTGCGGCTGCGGGGGAGCCTATCCCGGCGCCCGGCATGACGATCACGCAAGAGGAGGCGGACGCGATCTTCGACGAGGACCTCGACGCCTACGAGGCGACGGTCAACGAGGTTGTCACCGCCGAGATGGCGCAGAACGAGTATGACGCCTTCGTCTCGATCTGCTTCAACATCGGCCAGGGCGGGTTCGCCGAGAGCACCTTCGTCGCGCGGTTCAACGCCGGCGACAAGGAAGGATGCGCCAGGGCGATCCTATGGTGGGATACGCCGCCGGAAATTATCTCCCGGCGGCAGGGGGAACAGGTGCAGTTCCTCGGCGGCTACGTGCCGCGGATCAAGGCGATCGAGTAGGCCTACTGCGGCGTGGTCGCGTCCGTTGCAGGCGGCGCCACAACCACCGGCCCGACGCCGGGATAGTTCACCACGATATAAGGCGGCACGGCGATCGGCTGCACCGGCCAACCCGCCGAGCCCGCGGGCGGCGGCACTGGCGTAGTCGGGTCGCCGGGGTTGGGCGGCGTCGGCGGCTGCAGACCGGGCGGCACGTTGGGCGGAATGATCGGCCCGCCCCAGATGCCCGGAGGCATGCCTTCGCCGGGCGGGTTGAAGCCGGGCGGCCCCCAGATCGGATGGACCGGCGTGCCGGGAGGCTTCGGGCTCGGGGTCGCCCACGGCGGCGAGTAGCCGGGGTCAACCGGCGGCCGCGCCCACGGCGGGCTGTAACCCGGATCGACCGGACCTTGCGGCGGGATGATCGGCCCGCCGCCGACTCCGAGGTCGGTCAACCAAGCTTCGCCGACAAAGGTCGCGGGGATCGGCTGATCGGCTGCGCTTCGACCCTTCGGATAGAGAACGCCGTTCAAGGTGATCGATGCTGATGCCATGGGGGAGGGTCTCCTGGAGGGATGGACCCCGCCATAGCACCCAGATGTTGCGGTTTCTCAACGCCCCAACCTACCGCCTCTGGGGGGTTTCATTGCTATTTCATTGCTAAAACCGGGGCCGTCTGTAGGAAGTATGGGCTAAGTTATTGATATTGTGGTGGGCGGTACAGGGCTCGAACCTGTGACCCTCTCGGTGTAAACGATGGTCCAGACAACCCTCGCACTGAACTTATTGCGTTTTTTTGTCATTGAGTGCGCCTGTGAGACAACTTTGTGCTCGTTTGTTCCGCTCGCCCATCCCATTTCATTGCCATTTCATTGCCAGTTTCAGCTTTGTTCCATGTCCTCTGGGTCCGGAAGAAACATCGTTGATGGTCACAGGCGAACGTCGTGCTCGATGATAGGCATCGCTCAATCCAAAACTGCGAGATCGAGCCCGCAATCGTTGGCGACACGGAGCGCCATGACCGCGACTTGGATCGCCTCGCCACGGATCGTCGCATAGTCGCGGTGTTGCAGGATCGCTTGGTTTAGCTCGCCCACCTCCTCCGTGAGAGCGGCGAGCGTTCGCCAAAACGATTGCTGCGGAAACTTGGCGCGAGCGCGTCGAAGCTCCGCGCCAAGGTCGTAGAGAAAGGCGGCGTCAGCGCTTTCGCTCATAGACAGTTCTCCTCATCAGCGCCTTGGCGACTGCGTCATGCGCGCTCGGGCAATGGTGGCCATAGACCTTCTGGACGATCGCGGGCGACACGCCGAAGAACCCGCTAGCCTCCCAGACCGTCGCGCCGCCCTGCAACGCCCACGTGATCGCCGTGTGGCGCAGCGTATGCGGCGTGACCCTGGTCAGGCCGGCGTCAGCCGCAGTGCGCGCGAAGCTCTTCTTGACGCTCACGACCGGCTGGCCTTCGTACTCGACCACGGAGGAGAGCGAGATGCCGCGCCGCTTCCAACGGCGCATGTGAGCCAAGAGCCGCGGCGGCAACCTGACCGGCGGCTGGCGCTTGTTGGTCTCGGCCGTCCCCGGCGCGCGGCGGTAGAACACGCCCTGATCGAGATCGACATAACCGCGGCCGATCGCAGGCCCCATAGCGGCCCCACAGATGGCCGCTGAGCGGGTTCCGGTATAGAGGCCGACCAAGATGAAGCGGGCGATGTGGCGGCGGCTGTAGCGCCCCGGAGAGCCGTCCCGCTCGGCCTGCCGGAAGCGCCACGCCTCCCAGACGAGCTTCGCGGCCTCGGAGCGGGTGAGCCAGCGCTCGCGCGGCGCAGCCTTGGGCGGCAGTTCGATCACCGGATGGACGGTGATCACTTCCTCTTCGCGCGCGTGTCCGAGGGCGGCGGAGAGGTCTTCGAGCTCGCGCCGAGCCGCCTGCGCATGCTCGCCGCGGAAGGCGGCATAGTCCCGGCACAGGCGCCTGTTCAAGGCGGCGACCGGCTTCTCGCCGAAGAAGGAGAGCAGCGTTTCGATGCGGCGGGCGAGCTCGTAGGGACGAGCCAATGTCTTGCCGCGATCGAGCGCGTAGAGGTTCAGGATCTCGGCGAGGGCGATGGAAGACGGGTCACGGCCGCTGTCGCGGTTTGGCTTGGCGCGGGTGGCGAGATAGTCCGCGAGCTCTCTCTCAGCGCCCGCGCGGTCGTGAGCGCCGCAGCCAGTTGCAATCTGCTTTCCGTGGTCGAGGATGACCCAGCTTTTGGCCGAGTTCCTTTCGCGGAGCCAGAGGCGGGCGGGTTGGCTTGGGCGCGGCATAATTCCCTCATACGTTGACAGTCAGACAACGTTGTGTACTGCTTGCCGGCGATCCTTTCAATGGCCAAATTGCCTTTGGCGTATTCTTTTCTCAAGCCGGACGCGCTCATGCTGCCGTCCGGGAACGCCAGCTTGGCGGCTAGCTCGAGCCTGAGCGGCGTGTCGTCGGCGATCAGCGCCCTGTCGGGCATGTGAGCTTTCACCTGTCACCTCCTTCATCGCTGATAATGAGCCGCCAGCTCTTCAGCATAGGCCCGCACCGCCTCACAATGCTGGATCAGCTTGGCGACCTCGATGTCGGTGTAACCATGTTCCTCCTCACAGGTGAACTGATCCTGCGCCAGCCGGCCTAACAGCTCCGGAAGGTCGTCGGCGATCCGCGCCGCAACCGCCGGTAGACACTGTATCCGCCGAACATAGTTGAGATTCACCGCCTGCCCCCGGCAGCCGTCCTCCCGGCACCAGATCCTAAGCTCGCCGTGCTTGCAGTACGTCGTCACTTCCTCTGCTCCAGCGCCTGGATCCGCTCGCGCACCCGGCGGATGGCGATGCGGGCGATCTGTCGGGCGGAGGCCTCGACCGCCTCCTCGATCTCCACGTCTGCGGTCGCGTCGGGCGCGGGGCAGGCGAGCGCGATGGCGACCGCCTGCTGGCCGATCTCTTCCGCCGCGTCGAGCTCCTCGTTCGAGGCGTTGCGCATGGCGGCTTTCAGACGGTTGGCGGCGATCTCGTTCATGTGAACCTCCTCACGATTTCGGGCGCCCCACGGGCAACCTTGGTCAGCGGCGGCTTCTCCTTCGGCCGCCGAATTTTTTTTCTGACGCCTAAGTGCGCCGCCTCGCGCCGCTTGGCTTTGGCGATGAGGCCGACGTCCTCCCTCGTCTTGCCTTCCGGCCCGCGGTGGCATTTGGCCTTGCATAAGAGCATGCCATCCGCCGGCGTGAGGCGGCGCTTCTTGTCCGCGTCCGGCCTTACGGCCTCGGCGATGATGTGGTCGATCTCCCACTGCCGTCGAAACAGCATCACCTCGCCGCAGCCTTCGCAATGGATGCGCCCTTTTCGTGCGGCCCGGTTGACGATCGCCACCTTCACGTCGGCCGGGAAGGGGCGATAGAGCGTCCTCATCTCCCGATCGCCCCTGCGAGCTCGTCGGCGCACCGTCGATAGATCCGAGCGGCTTCCTCATGCAGAAAGCGCTCCTCTTCGCCCGAGAACTGTGCTTCGCTGGCGTGGCGCGCGGCGGCGTCGCGCCAAACATGGACGAGCTCGACCAGCCGATCGCGTTCCTCGGGCGTCACGCCGCGTCTCCGGTCTCGACGCCGTGCTCGGCCGCGTACTGACAGATCCGCTCGAGCAGGTCGGAAAACTCTTCTTTCGTCAAATGGGACGAGCGATAGCCGACGGCGACCACGCCCTCGCCGTCGAGCGCCGGCATGAACTGCATCCGTTTGCCCATCTCCTTGAGGAAGGCGCACTTCCACGCCTCGGCGTCATAGTGGTTCCCGCAGTGCTCGACCTTGGTCGCGATCTCGCTCAGCAGGCACCACATCAGTTGGTTCTGCCGGTTGGTGCGTGGGTCGTGGATCAGTTCGAACCGCGTTCCAGACGGCGCGGTCTTGACCAGCTCCACGACTTGGTCGCGGTTCTTGGCGTGGATGACGATCGAGTGCCTCATGCGGCGCTCTCCTCAAGCCCATAGGCCTCAAGCAGCGCCGCGACCTTGCTCGCGAGTTCGTCGAGGAAGCCGCGAGCGTCGACCTCCATCTCTTCGATCAGCCGATCGTTGCGTTCGACGCGCTCGATCGCAAGCTGCATCGGGCCGGGAAAGTTCGGGTTATAGAACACGACGTCGCACCATGACCGTCCGGCGCAACACATCTGCCATTGAACCTGCTGGTGATACCGGTCAGGGACCTGGCGGGTGAGCAGGAAATCGAGATGAGCGGCCTCTTCCGGACATTTAATTTCGACCAGGCCGTCGTCGCCGACGAGGCCGTCGGGCGAAGCGTGAGTTCCGCGAATGATCGGGTGGCGCACCAGACCGATCTCGACCACGGTCACGCCCTTCTCGATTTCGTAGCCGAGGCGGGCCATGGGCTCGCGCTCAATGCCGTTGCGCATCGCTTGGCTCTGGTAGGTCTCGACGGACTGGCCGGTCAGCCGTTCGATCAAGAGCCTGGCCATCAGCGCGGCCCGGCTCGCGCCCCATCCCGTCTTGATGCGGGCGCGCGCGTCGGCGATGTCGGACGCGCCGAGCGAGCCGGCGCGCGCCTGCTTCCATTCGTTCGAACCTTGGCGCATCTCGACGAAGACGTCGCTCATTTGCCTTGGTGCTGCTTGGCCTTGAGACGGGCGAGGCCCTTGTCAAACTGGGCTTTGGTCATCGTCTGGACGGACTCAGCGCCGACATACTGCAAAAATTTTCCCTTATCGCTCTTCGTCTCGCGGATCAGGTCGTCGATATAGATGGCGTTGTCGAGGTCGATGACCGGATCAGCGGCGTCATTGAGCGATTGGGCGTCGTCGTCCCTACCCGCGGCGAGGCCGATGGCGGCCCTGAGCCCATAGCGCTGCAGGTAGGTGAGCGCCGAGCCCAGCGCTTGCAGCGGGTTCATGCTGGAGCCGGCCGCGTCAATGACGGCGTCGAGCGGTTTCGAGGTGACGCTGTGACCGTCAGCGTGGGAAAGCACGGTGACGACGAGGGCGACGTTGCTCTCTTTCCAGACATTGAAGCGATAGGCGAGGCCGTAGTCGGCGAACACCGGATCGACGGCGCGCGCCACATCGGCGAACTCCTCGTACTTATAGCGGGTGCGCTTCCCGGTTCTCTCGGACGCGAAGTCGACATCGTGCGTCTTGAGCACGGGCTCGATCTTCGCCTTCGCCTTCGACAGGGCGGCGTTGAAGGCGCGCTCGGCGGCGCGGTCCTCTTCAATGCGTCGCTGGGCAAGCAAGCGCTCGATCACTTCGATCGGCGGCGCTTGCAGGTTGGCGAGGCGCTCGATGATGGCGAGCAGGCCTCCGCCGCCGGGAGGCGGCGACGCGGTTTTTCGGCGCTTGGGTTCCCCGGAGAGAGGAGGTTGTGAGCGACCTCCCTCCGGGGAGGACGGAGCGGACGAGGGGGTTCCGCCCTGCTCCGCCATCTCGATGTCGCCGTTCACTGCAGCGCCTCGCCGATGTCCGCGGGCCGCGGGAAGACGACGCCCTGGCCGAACCGCCATTCGAAATTGCAGCAGTCGTCGTCATCGATGATCACGACCCGGCGCACGACGCCAAGCTGCGCGGCGACGCACGTGCAATAGTGTCGGGCCGCTTTCATCGCCTCGAGCCCCGGCACGCCTTCGCGCACCCGCTCGCGCGAACCGTCGGCAAGGAACTGAATGACGTCGAAGCCGTCGCTGCTCATGGCGCTAAAGTTGTCCGAGCGACAACTTTATGTCAAGAGCAATCACGGCGGCAAAAATTTTTCTGTGTATAAACTTACGCGCTAGTGATTGACGAACGCCTTGAGGACGGCGAGCGCCCGCGCCCTTTCCTCCTCCGAGGCCCCCTCTACGACAGCATCGAGCGACTCACGATCCGGGTGGGCGAAGAACTGCGCAAGCGTGATGTCGAGCGCCTCCATGAGCGCGAACTGGACCTCGAGCGTCATGCCGCGCTCGCCTGTTTCATAGCGGGAAATCATGCCTTTAGAGGTAGCGAGCTTCTCCCCCAGCTCGCGCTGGGTAAGGCCGCGCTTCAACCGCCATTCCTTCAAGTAGTGCCGATGGGGCGAGTTGATGGATGTTGGCATAGAGGCAACGTTGTAAAGACCGTCCCGGCTTTTGTCAAATTGACAGGGCGGCCGCCAAGGTTTTGCTGGACCCCAAATCGCCTCTTGACGTTCGGTTGGCTCTGCGGCACTTTTTATGGCAATATGGAACCGTACGCCAAACTAGGCCGGCTATTAACAAAAATCGCGGCCAAAAACGCGGCCAAAAGGACTCGCCAAAAGGTCGCGCGCGGACGCCCCCCCGGCGGC